CCTCTTGTAAGTACAGGGTGTGACAGTTATGCTAGTTGGCATCCATCATTTAAAGATCTAAGTCCATTACTGACTACAGATGCAATTGTAGAACGTATTATGGAAATACTTCCACACGGTGAATGGCGCGATGAACATCTTGTAATTACAGGTGGGGAGCCGTTGCTAGGTTGGCAAAAACAATATCCAGATTTATTGTCACACCCTAAGATGGCAGGTTTAAAAGAAATTACATTTGAAACAAACGGCACAATGCGTTTAACTGGTGCGTTCAAAGAATATCTAGTACAATGGCAAATGCCTAACATGGATTTTTCTAGAGAAGTTACATTTAGTGTAAGTGCCAAACTTCCATGCAGTGGCGAGCCGTGGGACGATGCTATTAAACCAGAGCGAGTAGTTGAGTATGAACAATACGGTACAGCTTATTTGAAGTTTGTTATTGCCACAGAACAAGACTTTGCAGATGCAGAGTGTGCTATTTTGGCTTATCGTAAGGCAGGATTTCGAGGGCACGTTTATCTAATGCCAGTAGGCGGTGTGGAAAGTGTTTACGCTTTAAACAATCGCAAAGTAGCAGATTTGGCAATGACACACGGATTACGCTATAGTGATAGACTACAAGTGCCTCTTTTTAAAAATGAATGGGGAACTTGATGAATAAGTTTATTAAAAAAATATTTGGCATTGATAAAATTGAAGCTGAAGTAGCAGAAGCAACTAAACAAAAAATAGAAGCAGAAGCAGAAGCAGAAAAAGCCAAAGAAGAAGCAAGGAAAGCCAAACTAACACCCAAAGATCTCGCTACAGAAAAAGGTGATCCCTGGGTAGGAGTACTAGATACCAAAGTAAATCTAGAAAATCCAAGGAACGGATTTTTTGAGCTTGACTGGAATGAACATTTTGTAGTACAATTAAGACTAGCAGGATACAAAGGCGACACAGAAGAAGAAGTGGTCGACTTTTGGTTTCAAGATCTTTGCAGGAATGTAGGACAAGAAACAGGTGTTGATATGGACAGACGAGGTGCTGGATATATCAATGTTAATAATTTAGGTGACGGAAAAACAGAGGTCAGTTAATGACATATATTTTAGTTGATACAGCAAATACTTTCTTTCGTGCGAGACACGTAGTTCGCGGAGATACTAGTGAGAAAGTAGGCATGGCTATGCATATTATTCTTAATTCGGTTAAGAAAGCATGGCAAGACTTTGATGGAAGTCATGTTGTATTCTGCCTCGAAGGACGGTCGTGGCGTAAAGATCATTATGCACCGTATAAAAGAAATCGCACTGATGCTAGAGCCGCGCACAGTCCCCGTGAAGCTGAGGAAGAAAAGCTATTTTGGGAAACGTTTGATCAGTTTAAAGATTTTGTTACCAGTAAGACAAACTGCACTGTATTGCAAAATTCCCAGCTAGAGGCAGATGATCTTATTGCAGGATTTATCCAAGCACACCCCGATTCAAATCATGTTATCATTTCAACAGATGGCGACTTTGCACAACTCATTGCACCAAACGTAAAACAATATAATGGTATAATGGAAATTACAACGACACATGAAGGATATTTTGATGCTAAAGGTAAACCTATCGTTGATAAGAAAACTAAACAAATTAAGCCGGCGCCGGATCCGTCCTGGTTGTTATTTGAGAAGTGTATGCGTGGAGACACCTCCGACAACATCTTTAGTGCTTATCCGGGAGTACGTGAAAAAGGCACAAAGAATAAAGTTGGTCTCCGTGACGCTTTTGCCGATAGAGAATCCAAAGGATATTCTTGGAACAACATGATGTTGCAACGTTGGACCGACCACGAAGGCGCCGAACATCGAGTGTTAGATGACTATACTCGTAATGTACAACTCTGCGATCTTACAGCACAACCAGAAGAGATTAAAACAATAATTAAAGAAACTATCAATAGTGAAGTTTCTAAAGGTAAAAATATTCCACAAGTAGGAGTTCGATTATTGAAATTCTGTGCAGAATATGACTTACAAAGAATTAGCGATAATGTACAAAGTTACGCTGACCCATTAAATGCGAGGTATACAAAATGAGTGCTGTTGCTAAAGTACTTGTTCCAAATAAAGTATGGATCGTTGAAGACGGCGGACAAAAGTTAGGAACTTTAAACAAAGAAAAGAAAGGTTTTAGTTTTTATCGTAAGGGTCAAAAACTTGATTTTACAAATAAGACTGAAATCAAAAATCAGTTTGGAGATACTTTCTCTGAAGAAATTGAAAAAATTGTAAAAATTACAAAAAAAGTAACCCCCGAATCTCTTAATGTTTACGAATATCCTTGCGGTAGTAAGCCACATAATCCAGTGTATAACATTAAGAAAAAATTACCAATTTACGCCAAGAGTAACAAAAGTAAGAGCCTATATTGTGCAGGCCATTATGTTATTCAGTTTCGTAAAGGATGGGTTAAATCATTCTGTCCAAAACTTATTACATTAGAACGTTATCCGTTTAAAGGTCCGTTTAAAACTGAAGAAGAAATGAAGACTGTACTAAGTCAGCTGAGTAAAGAAAAATGAGTAATTTAAACACTTTACCTATTGAAATGTTCCTAGATAAGGCTAGAATTGCTATGAAAAGCAATCAAAGAAGCATTAATTTAGATATAAAAGAAGTTCAGGCTATCTATGATAGTTTAGCAGTAGTAATGACTAGAATTGCCGGGTCTCCTGTTATTGTACAACAAGATAACAACATTCAAGTTAAAATGGACGGTGGAAAGTTTTAAGATTTATAATAAATATATGCGTACTGAATCCGGAGCGCATATATCAATGTCAAGACCAAAGCCATCTATACTGTTAGAAATTACTAATAAAAAAACTTATAAAACTGAACAGGTTTTAGAAGCCGATGCCATTTGGGCTGTCTTTTATAAAGAAAAACCAGTTAATTTAAAGACCACAAGCATGGTGGCACAACACTTAGGTCCAAAATATAAAAAGGTAAGTTTTTCAAACAGAGGCCATGCCTTTAATTTGGCCGAGAAACTTAATAAGATGTTTAACTGTAATGATTTTTCTGTATTTAGATTAACCACCGGAGATAAAGTTGGCGAAATCGGATCAAAAGCTTCAGCTGACTGAACAACTGCTAACGCAGTTAGGTATTGCTACAACTCCTAAAAATATAAAAGAATGGCACCTACTATGGTGGCAAAATCCTAGGAACAACGGCGCCCATAGTCTTCGATTAACCGAACGAGGGCTTGAAGACTTTGAAGCCAAAGTCGGCCTTAAATCTTATAAAATAGATTTTCCAGAACCAATTGAAGTGGTTACTAATCAACTTATTTTACATTTGGACAGATTTATAGACAGTCCGTATTATGTAACTAGAAAGTATATAAAAGTTTTTACTGAAAAAATGGCTGTACAATTAGTATTGTTTAGCGGTGATGTCCAAAAATACGGACTTGCTAAGGCATTATCAGCAAAAAATCATCAATTACTCATTGACAGCCAAGCTGAATGACTATATAATATATACATGTTGAAGCAATAAGTGCTTAACATTTTTTAAACCTAATTTGAGAAAGTTTATTATGGCAGAAAAAATGAGCGCAAATCGGACAGTAACCCCTAGCGAAGCAAAAAAGTCACTACGCAAGTGTGTTAAAATTCAACGTCCGGTTTTCATGTGGGGCCCTCCGGGCATTGGTAAGTCCGATATCGTTAAACAAATTGGCGACGAACAAGATCGTGAAGTGATCGACGTTCGGTTGAGCTTGTGGGAACCTACCGATATTAAAGGTATTCCATATTACAACTCTACAGAAAACACTATGACATGGGCACCTCCTGCAGAATTGCCTACTGATCCTAACTCAACTGCTATCCTGTTCTTAGACGAGTTGAACTCTGCGGCTCCTGCTACACAGGCAGCGGCTTTCCAATTGGTGCTTAATCGCCGTGTTGGTACATACCATTTGCCAAAAGGTGTTTCAATTGTTGCCGCCGGTAACCGTGAAACAGATAAAGGTGTAACTTATCGTATGCCTAGTCCGTTGGCTAACCGATTTGTGCATATTGAACTTAAGACAGACTACGAAGATTGGTTAAACTGGGCTACTTTGAACAAGGTGCATGAACAAGTTGTTGGTTACGTTGGCTTTGCCAAACAAGACTTGTACGACTTTGATCCAAAGTCGAGCTCACGTGCTTTTGCTACTCCACGTAGCTGGTCTTTTGTTAGCGAATTGCTTACAGATGACGATTTGGATGAAGGCACATTGACTGACTTGGTTGCAGGGGCAGTTGGTGAAGGACTTGCTGTTAAGTTTATGGCACACCGTAAGGTTGCTAAACAGATGCCTAAGCCAGAAGATATCCTATCTGGTAAAGTAGAAAAGGTTTCGATCAAAGAAATCTCTGCAATGTATTCACTTACTATTAGTTTGTGCTACGAGCTTCAAACTGCTGACGAGAAGAAAGTTAAAAATTGGGATGCAATGGCAGACAATTTCTTCAAGTTTATGATGGAGAACTTCCCAACTGAACTTACAGTTATGGGTGCCAAAGTAGCGTTGACTAACTATAACTTGCCGTTTGATGCAAGCAAATTAGTCCACTTTGACAAGTTCCACGATAAGTATGGCAAGTACATTATCACAGCAATGGAAGGCTAAAAAAAGGGCTCTTCGGAGCCCTTTTTACTTGCTATTTTGCATTTTTGAGTATATAATAGTATATCATCGAAAGGAACATTATGACATCTGTAATGAAAACTGAAAAAATTCGTAAACCAAAAAATACTAAAACGTTTACTGACCGAGAAAAGAATCTTATTCTTGACAAACTAATTACAGCCCGTGTGGGACTGTTGTTACGTCATCCTTTCTTTGGCAATCTTGCAACCCGTTTGAAATTAGTAAATGCCGATGAGTGGTGTGCTACCCTAGCAACAGATGGACGTAATTTTTATTACAATAACGAATTTGTAGACAAGCTCAAGCCTAAAGAAGCAGAGTTTGGCTTTGCTCACGAAGTATTGCACAACGTATTTGACCATATGGGTCGTCGTGATAGCCGCGATCCCCAGCTGTCAAACATTGCCGCAGACTACGCAACTAATCAAATCTTAAAAGATGAACGTATTGGTGAAGTACCTAGTTGGATTAAAATCTTTCAAGACAACAAATATCGTGGCATGAGCTATGAGCAGATCTACGAAGAGCTGTACGAGAAAGCAGAAAAAATTGATATTAGCAAGTTAGGTGAACTATTAGATGAACACCTTGACGACAGTGATGATGGCGATGAAGATGGAGATCAAGACGGTAAAGGCAACGGCAAGGGGCGCCCACGGTTAACTGCTGACGAGAAGAAAAAGATTCGAGACGAAATTAAAGAAGCAATGGTTGCGGCCGCACAAGCCGCAGGTGCCGGCAGAGTTCCGGCAGGTGTTGCACGTATGATTTCTGATTTTACAGAACCTAAAATGGACTGGCGTCAGATGTTGCGTATGAACATTCAAAGTCTCATTAAAAGCAATTTTAGTTTCCAACGTCCTAATCGTAAGTCACAGCATTGCGGCGCAATACTACCCGGTATGATGAACGAAGAAACTATTGACGTAAGTGTTTGTATTGACATGTCCGGTTCTATCAGTGACGCAATGGCCAAGGACTTCTTATCAGAAGTTAAAGGTATTATGGACGAGTATACTGACTTTAAATTAGACTTGTGGACATTTGATACAGAAGTTTACGGTTACAAACAATTTACCGGCGATACTGCCGACGAAATTATGGAATACGAGTGCCAAGGTGGCGGAGGTACTGACTTTGAAGTCAATTGGACTTTTATGAAGGAACAAGGTATTGAGCCAAAACGCTTTATCATGTTCACGGACGGTTATCCGTGTGGCAGTTGGGGTGATGAAGAATACGCAGAAACCCTGTTTATTGTACACGGTAACGAATCCATAATTGCGCCCTTCGGTCAGACCGCACATTATAAATAAAGTAGGTAGATAATGTCTTTAATAAGAGGGACGGTTAATCCGTTAAATGTTTTAGGAGTAAGAAAACTCCCTTACATACCTTCTCATTTTGGCAGAACTCATACTCAAAATATAAAGGATATACATAGTATTGATGATTGGATTTATACAAATCTTAATAGTAGATACTGTATTAAAAAAACGCACATGTTAGAT